TGAGCAGATTGGTCCTGACTACGTGGACATTAGAAACACCTTGGGTGGTTTCCAGTACAAGCAAGGTCCTGACGGTTCCACCATTATTTCTGACAAGTACGATTTCCACGGCCCGCGGGTCGCGGAATACGAGAAAATGGGTACGGGCGAGAAGGTTTTGAAGTCTGCCAAGAATGCTTTGACGGAATTTGTATCCAAGGGTTTTAGCCCACGGGATTTGGCTGGGGAATTGGGCAGGGCGTATGTAGGCAGTAAGGGCCCAGAAGTCAATATTCGCATCCCTGTCAATCGTGCAGACGGAAGTCCGGAAGAGGGCGAGCGCCTGACCCCGCAACAGATTGAAAGAATCGCGGCCCAAGAGTCAGCAGACAGGGAAGCGGCAAGTAATGCAGCGTTTATTGCGCAGAAATCGGGTATTGGTCGCAAGGCGGGCAATATTTCCAATGCTTTGAACACGGGCACAGCATACCCAGCCATGGCTCAAGGCGCTTTAGATGTACCTTACGATCTTGCTGGCTTGCCTGTTGATTTGACAACCATGGCGATGCGTCCTTTTGGCTATAGCAACCAGAAGCCAATGCTGGGTAGCGAGTACTTGAAGGAAAAAGCGACGGAAGCCGGCATTCGCAAGCCCATGACCGAGGACCCAACACTCAAAGGTTTCCACTATTTGGGTGAGTTTGGCGCAGGGATGATGGCTCCCGGCAAGATTATTGAAGGTGCACAGGCTTTGAAGGTCGCAGCAAAGGATGCGTTGGCTGGTTTCAAGGCAGGCAGAGCCGAGAAACCCGGAATGACTGACTTGATGACTGGTCAGAGGGTTGAAGCACCAACAAGAACGGTTGCTCAAGAAGAAGCCGAGCAGCGCGCTATTAATGCGGTGTTTGATAACATTGAAGGCGTCAATCAACAACAGATTGCAGCGGACGTAGCGGCGGGAAGACTGCCACAATCTCTTGCTCCAAGGCCCGCGTTACTTCAAGCAGAACAAAACATTGCCAGATTACCCGCAAATGCGCAAGAACAGTTACGTTTGTTTGAAGAAACCGCACGGGCTCGTCCTTTTGCAATCAGGCGTCAAGGCCCTGCACCAGAGATAGTACAGCCACCGCCCACCACGGTTGCAATTACACAGCCTGCAACGCAGTTGCCACCACCCCCACCTTTTGTTGCACCTCCCGTAAGTGCGGAGTTTCCTTTTGTTGGACGCTTGGATGAGTTTGCTGCGGGCATGAAGGGTCCTGCGCAGAAGGAGCAGTTGATTAATCAGGTCAAGGGCAAGTTCCGTGAGCAGGATGTTGCGCGCCTTGAAGAGGCGTTGGCTGGATTGGGGCCAAAAGATAAAGTAACGCCAGCCCTGTTGCAACAAGCGTTGGCAAATACGTACTCGCCAAGCCGTTATCGCGCGGCGGAGATACCTACAACAGGTTCTATGTATGACGCTTCAGATAACGTTTTCTACCCAGACAAAAAGATAACAGGGTCAATGAATTTGTATTTAAAAGAGACGCCTGAAATGTTGGCCAGTATGGATGAGGTTGCAGGGCTTAAAAAAGGAATAAGCGATGTTCTTTATGGCACAGCTAATCCTGAAAAAATTAAAAATTTAAATGCGGTTATAGAAAACAGCCCACTTGCCGCAACGATACCGGAGTTGGGCGTGATGAAGCAACGCTTTGAAAATGCTCTTCCTGCAATTACAAAGTTTAGCAAAATGCAAGACGAGGTAAGTGATATCCGAAACCTGCTTCTTTTCCCAATTTCATACAGAAAAGAAGGTTTTGATTATTTTGGGGAACTTGATCGTCGAGTAGCGCTTGCAACAGAAGGAATGCCTTCTGGTTTTGCAAGACAAATAGCGCAAAATAATTTAAGAATAACGGAAGAGCCAAAACTGGTACAGGAGTTGATGCAAAAAGGGTCCGATAAATTAGTGGCTCTTGGTGGTGACCCAATAGATGTCACTGCGTTTATGCAAAGAAATGGGCTACTTGACGCCCCAGTAATGCAAGAGAATGGATTGCTTAAGCCCAGAAAAGACAGTGTTGCTTTAATGGCTTCAAGTGATGACGTGCTAAAAACGCAATGGAAAGAAAACACTGACCCTATTGAAAAAGGGATTCAAGCTGGCTTAGATAGAATTAGATCAAAATTAAAAGATGACAACAGCAAGCTAGAAGAGGCCTTGCAGCCATATACAGGTTATGCGGGCAGGCATCGTAATGTTACTGCTGGTGAAAATATGCCAGTTGGTTTTTCTCGGTTTACAGAACATGCTGTTGACATGAATGGCCAGCAGTTAAAGGGTCGTCACGTGCATGAATTGCAGTCAGACCTTTCTAGGGACATGAAGGACTTAGGCCCTAAAGGTGGTTCGTTAGAAAAAGATCAAGCAGAATTAGCGACGTTGAAAAGCAAGCTTGCAGAGGTTGATGAACTTGATCCTACCCAGAAGATAGAAAAAGCAAAGCTGGATAAACGGGTTGATGCATTGGAAAGACGAATTTCATTGACAGCACCGGGCAAATATTCTTTGGAGCAGCCTTTTGCTAATTTTGAAACGAATCCTACAGTGCGGATGCAGTTGTTGATCAAAAACGCAATTCAGTCCACAATGCGTGCAGGCCAAGACTTTGTTACATTCCCCGGCAAAGAGTCAGATAAATCAAAACTGTACGAAAAACTTTTGCCAAACTTAAAACAAGCCGTCAAAGATTTAGGCGGAGAAAAAGCCGGATTTGAGATTAAACCTATTACACTGCCAAATCCCGGTGGAACTGAACCAACAGTCTGGGGCGTAGTGTGGTCACCAGAGACTGCAACTAAGACCTTGGAAAAAGGCATTCCATTCAACAAAGGTGGAATGGTTGAGCGCAAAAACGACGATAACCGCAGATATCTGTAAGGACACAACATGCCAATTGAAAAGAACATGACAATCGACGACTTGCCCGGTGGCGATGTCGCCATTGAGATGGAAGACGAGCTACCTTCGGATATTGACATTGAGTTTGACGCAGAAACCGGTGCGGTGGTCGTGAATATTGGTGCAGAAGACGATGATGTTGCCTATGACAGCAACTTAGCCGAGGTCATTGAGCCTGATGTCTTGCAGCTTATCTCTTCTGACTTGATGTCGTTGTTTGATGCTGACAAATCTTCACGCAAAGAGTGGGAAGAGCAGTACAGCAAGGGCATGAAGATGCTGGGCTTCACGTTTGAAGAGCGCACCAAGCCATTCAAGGGCGCGTGCGGCGTGCAGCACCCACTTTTGACAGAGAGTATTGTTCAGTTTCAGTCTCAAGCACTCAAAGAACTCTTGCCTGCGGGCGGTCCTGTGCGCACGCAAGTGCTGGGCAAGGAAACACGTGAGAAGTTGATGCAAGCGGACCGCGTGCGTGACTTCATGAACTACCAGATCACCACGGTGATGGAAGAGTACACACCTGACTTTGATCAGTTGCTGTTCTATGTAGGCTTTGGTGGCTCAGCGTTCAAGAAAGTGTACTTTGACGAGACCAAGGGCCGGATGGTGAGCGCTTTGGTGCTGCCAGATAACCTTTATATCCCGTACACAGGCTCATCGGTGATGAGCGAGTGCCAGCGGATCACGCACCGCGTTCCGATGTCCACCAACGATTACCGCAAAGCGGTGTTGCGTGGTCAGTACTTGGATACAGCGCAGATGACGACTGCTGCGGAGACCGGCCAGAGCATCATCAAGAAGGAAACAGACCGCACGACAGGCGTTGATCCTACTGGTGTGGAAGAAGAGATCTGTTTGCTTGAGTTCTTGGTTGATTTGGACATCCGCGGCTTTGAGCATCAGGATGAAGACGGTGAAGAGACCGGTATCAAGCTGCCATACATTGTAACGATTGATGAGATCTCTCAATCTGTTGTTGGCGTGCGCCGCAACTGGAAAGAGGGCGATCCTCTGTTCAACCGCAAGCAGTACTACGTGCATTACTTGCTGGTTCAAGGCCCCGGTGCTTATGGACTCGGCTTCTTGCACTTGGTTGGTGGTTTGACGAAGACAGCAACGTCTGCATTGCAGCAATTGGTGGACGCTGGAACACTGGCTAACTTGCCAGCAGGCTTTAAAGCCAAGGGCGCGCGCATTGCAAACGACGATACACCGTTGTCGCCCGGTGAGTTCAGGGATATGGACGCAGGTGGTGCGGAGTTGTCTGCGTCACTGTTGCCACTGCCATACAAAGAGCCAAGCCAGACGCTGTTTGCGCTCCTTGGTTTCTGCGTAGATGCTGGTCGCCGTTTGGCAAGCATTACCGACATGCAAGTTGGTGACAGCAACCAGAATGCTGCTGTGGGCACGACGATTGCACTCTTGGAAAAGGGCAGTGCAGTGATGTCATCAATTCACAAGCGTTTGCACTACAGCCAGCGCATGGAATTCCAATTGCTGGCCAAAGGTTTTGCAGACTATTTGCCTGCTGAGTACCCATACGATGTGCCCGGTGAGAGCCGCAGGATCAAGGCGCGTGACTTTGATGACCGCATCGATGTATTGCCTGTCTCTGACCCCAACATCTTCTCTGTTGCCCAGCGTATCACGATGGCGCAGACCCAGTTGCAATTGGCTCAGAGCGCACCGCAGATGCACAACATGTATGAGGCCTATCGCCGCATGTATGAAGCCATTGGTGTGCGTGATATCGACACCATTTTGAACACACAGCAAGTGGATAAGCCAAAGGATCCTGCAAGCGAGAACGCACAGGCGCTGGACGGCTCACCATTGAAGGCTTTTGCTGGTCAGCAGCACGATGCACACATCTTGACCCATATCTTGTTTGGTATGAGCCCCATGATGCAGGGCATGCCTAACGTTGCGGTTACTTTGCAGAAGCACATCTTTGATCACATCCGTTTGAAGGCGGAAGAAGAGGTGGAAGCGGAGTTGTTCCAACAGTACGGCACAGATCCTGACCAGCTTATCTCCTCTTTGCAGCGTGAAGCAATGATTGCGATCAAGGTTGCGCAGGGTTTCCAAGAGGTCAAGGCCTTGCAGAACCAATTGATGGGTCCACAGACCGATCCATTGGTTGAGTTGAAGAAACAAGAGCTTGGACAGAGCGCTCAGCGCGATCAAGCCAAGCTTCAGATCGATCAACAGCGCCTTGGCCTTGATCAACAGAAGGAACAGGCTGATGTTCAGTTTGATTCTGCTCGTTTGGCACTGCAACAACAGGCTGCTGCACAGAAGAATTCACAAGATGCCATACGAAATGCCCAACAAGGAGCAAAAAATGCAAACCAAAGCAGCAAAAAGTCCTAAAAAAGCGCCCAAGGAAATGTCCGGAGCGCCAAAAAGTGTAAAAACACCACAAAATGACCCACGCGTTACGTATGTTTACCGAAAAGATGCATTTAAGAAGGTAAAAATAGCGTAAAAGTGTGCATAATAGCCACGTAACCTTCGGACAGGGGTCTATCTGTCTGCTTCATTGGAGTTATCCATGCTTGAATTTGCAGAGAAAGTCATATTTGCCATTCGCAGGCTTGAAAACGAAACTAAAGACTTCGTTAGCAGCGGCAATGTCAAGTCGATGGAGCAGTACAAACATTTGATGGGCCGGTTAGAGGGTTATGCGTTTGTTCAGGAGTCCATACAGGATGCCTTGAACAAGAACTCTGATCAATAAAGGACCAAACAGATGGAAATGACTGCATTAGAGAAACGATGGGCGGAGGAAGCGGTTGAAAAAGCCGCCGCTGAAGCTTCTGCTGCTGAGGCTGCCAAGATTGAAGCGGCAGAAGAAGAGCAGCGCATCGAAAACATCAAGGATCACCTTCCACAGCCTACTGGCTGGCGGATTGTTGTGTTGCCCTACAGAGGCGCTAAGAAAACCAAGGGCGGCATTGAACTTGCCGAAGAAACCTTGGAACGACAGCAACTCACTACCACTTGTGCATACGTTTTGGCCGTTGGCCCACTCGCTTACAAAGACACCGACAAGTTTCCGGACGGTCCTTGGTGTAAAGAAGGCGATTGGATCATTTTTGGCCGTTACGCGGGCGCAAGTATGGGCATCAGTGGTGGAGAAATCCGTATTCTCAATGACGACGAAATCTTGGCCCGCATCAGCGATCCAGATGACATTCTGCACATGTAAGGAAGCATATGACACAAGTACTGAATGATTCTCAACTAGAGTTTGACCTTGGGGACGATGAAAAAGCCACAGATGTGAGCTTTGATAGACCTGAGGGCGACGAAAGTCCTGCGGCACCTGAGCCAGAAGCTAAGATCTTCCAAAAACCTGAACAGGAGGCCGCTCCTAAGAATGAGTTGGATGAGATCAGCGAAGGCGTGCAAAAACGCATCTCAAAACTCACTGCGCGCATGCGCGAGGCCGAGCGCCGTGAGCAGGCAGCCCTTGAGTACGCCAAAGGACTGCAGAACCAAACCCAGTCTCTCCAGCAAAAGCTTGTACAGACGGATTACAGCCGCCTGAACGAAGCAAAAACTCGTTTGGATACCCAACAGACCCAGTTGCGTCAAATCATCGCCAAAGCGCGTGAAGAGAACGACATCAACACTGAGTTGGAAGCGCAAGAGCGCTTGTCAGCATTGGTGGGTGAGCAGCGTCAGGTAGCAGGTTGGTTGCAGACACAGCAAGAAGCTGTTGAGCAGCATCGCAATGCACCGGTGCAGCAGGCTCAAGTGCCACAACAACCTCAACGTCCTACTCCTAGCCCTCGTGCAGAGGAATGGGCAGAGCAGAACTCGTGGTTTGGACAAGACCGCGTGATGACTTATGCTGCTTGGGGCATACATCAAACACTTGTTGAACAAGAAGGTGTTGACCCGTCCTCAGATGAGTACTATACTGAACTTGACAAACGTGTTAGGAATACTTTTCCAGACAAGTTTAAAGACCAATCCAGACAACAGCGTTCCGCGCCTGCTGTTGCCCCTGCCGCCCGTAGTTCGGGAATAAATAGTGCGCGCCGTACTGTCCGGCTTTCGCCGAGTCAGGTTGCTATAGCAAAAAAACTGGGCGTTCCTCTTGAAGAGTATGCCAAGTATGTTAAGGAGTGAAA